GAAGGCCTAATACATCGTCTACCGGATTTTCATCTTCCTGTCTGAAACCAAACAAAAAGCTTCCGTCGAAATCTGAACCAGGATAGATACCTTCGTCGTCCAAAGGAATACCGTCAATATCATAAAGCTCAAACAACGGATACTGGTTAATTGAGTCTTTTGATTGCCCAGTAATCCACGCAGTCCCGTCCCAATATAGTCTTTTTCTTGCGTTAGAAACGCCTTGGGTAATTCGAAGGACTTCGTCCTCTGATGGGGTTCCGTCGACATTTAATCCGTCAACTTCTTTCACTAGAACATAAACACCAATTTCGGCTTGCCCGGTAACTCTATAAACGATATTATTTTGTCCTGCTGTTGGTTCTCCAGTAACAAGAATTCTCATTCCGTCGGTTACTAGAACACCATCAACTGATACGGTTGTTTCGCCTTGAATAGAAGACAACGGACCGTTGTGGATCAAATTTACTGGGTCTCTTGCTAAACGTCCCATGTCTCTGAGTTGAAGATCTGCTTCGAACTGAATGATTGGACGGCGAGCCTGAACAGCAATGATGTTAGTCAAGTCGACGTTAGAAATTTGATTTCTATGGAACCAACGGTTACGAACAGACCAAGCGTTGTGGTCATTTGCTCCTCTTTCCATAACGATATAATCTTGGTCAGTGCTTCCTGAAACTACACCATCAAACTCTGAGTCGTCAAGTAAACGGATAGATCTACCAACGTTCACTACCAAGAAATTGACGTTGTTGAATTCTGTGTTATCGTCGTCAAGGAAAAGGACTCGCTGGCCTGACTGTGCCTCTGTGCCGTCAGGGAAAGTATAATTCACTTGTCCGATCATGTCAAGCACAACGTTCGTATTCTCGGTAACTTCAATAACCGGAGGGCCTTCTTCTAACCAATAATAGTTTGAGAAGTTGATGAGCATGTCTGGGTTGATAGGCGGACACCATGACCAGAATTCTGACTCAAATAATCTAGCGTGGTTCTCGGTAAGTGATCCCTGAACACGCAAGTTATCAACCAAATCTTCGTAGAAACGGAAATAATTGATATTCTCTTCTGCGTCTCTAGAAACAGCGATAGGTTCTAACTGATAGTTCTGTCGGGAAGGGGTTGCTTCCGGAATATAAAAGTCGTTGGGATTAAATACCGTCGAGCGTCTACCGACGAAACCGCTGATCTCTTCAAGTTCAGATGGTTCAAAGAAATGGTTAGCAACGCCCTTAAAGAATCTCTTAACATCTTCGTGTCCTTGCAAAAATCCAGGTAATCTTGTTAAGATATCTCTAGCTTCTGGTTTGGTCTCTTCTCTTTTGATCTTAGGTGAAAAATCTGCCATTAGTTACCTTCTATTGAATTCTGTAACTATTTACCGTTTTAGAATTATGATTTTCTAGAGTCTTTACTTTACGATCCGATCTTAGAGTTAGTTGCTGTCAAGTTATTCACGATATTGACATCAGTTACCTGCGCAGTTGATAAGAACAATTCATCGTGGTCTGCTCTAATTTGGAAAAGGTTACCAAACTTTGAACTGTCCTGTACCGGAACAATAACCACCTGCGCAACAACCGTTGGATTCTGTTGGTGAATATAAGCAGCAAGCTCTGTGAAGTAGAAACTTTCACCAAAGTCCCAGTTATCAACATTAAAGAATTCGTTAATCGCGTCAATTACTGACTGCTTAATTTCGTTGTCAGACAATAATGTTCCCGGAACCTTTGTTACGTTGAATGTCGAACGAACACTATCAGTCGAGCCACTACCAAACAAAATTTTGAATTTTGCCGAATGCCAAATAATGGTATCCGAAGCTGATTTAAATTGTTCGAGATCACCGAAAGTAATCGAGAGATCGTTGGTTGTAGGTGGCTCAGGGAACGTAGCAATAGTTGATCCGGTTGTATTTTGCCAAGTAGTAACGTCTTTATAATACTCTTCAGTCAAAACGTAGATGTCCATGATGTTTGACGGAGAAGGATCGATACGTGTTCTTTGATCTGCGAAATGCTTCCACTGGAAAATCAAACTGTCTCGTCCTTCTCTCCAGTAGTAATCATCAGCTTCTGGATCAATCAAACTTGATCCGGCCCATTCTTTAAACGAGTCTTCGTCGATTGAATAGAACACGTCTCCGGTAACTGAATCAGTTGTTACGATGTCAGCTTCTTCTTGAACAATAGTGAAAGTAAAGTCATCCTCATCAATCATTGGACGATAATATTCATACCCTTCTGTGCTGATATCTTTTCTCCAAAATACATAGCGGTTATCTGCAACAGTCGGACTCACAACAGGATCAACAATTTCTTCATACTGCTTCGGATTATCCGGAACACCATCAGCATCTGTATCTACCAATGCTAACCTTACTCTTCTTGGTTCGACATATCCGTCGGCATAAGTGATAGGCTCGGATAGGAACCATTTATATTCTTGTCCTAGGATAGCAGTTCCGTCTGCGGTCTCGTTAATTCGAAGTAACTTAATAAAGTCTCGAATAGCAATACCGGTTTCTAAATCATTTACTCTTCGGTTATTTGTAAAGTAGAATCTAATGTCTTCAAGTGATTCCCAAACGTATTCCAAATATCTAACAGTGAATGTCCATTTGTCAGACGAATACTCTGCCAAGATTAACCAAGAAGCATCTGCGTTTGTTTCACCAGTATCACCAGCGGCTGCTTCACTCCAAGGATCATCAAGGTTGATATTGTTCTCTAGAATTAAGAACCAAGAATCCAATGACTGATTATAACGAAGAGCAAAGGTATTTAGATTATCCATCTCTTCAGTAATTGTTTCGAGTTCACTGGTTGAGAAAGTTCTTCTAAAACTGGTGTAGAAAATATCAACGTACCAACCATCAGTGACCGATTCGTTCAAAATAACCGGGCCAGAACCTGATGCAAGATCAGTAATTCCAGTTCCAGAAACAGATTCAATCTTTGCCCACTTTTCTTCGTATCCAGGATCACCCGGTAAGCCGCTTGCAGTGTTAACAAACCTTAGCAACGCTCCTTCTCGGACATAAACCGCATTACCGGTTCCGGTATCTCCAATAATCACAGGAGAATCCGCAGATTCTGAATCAACAAATTTACCAGTCGATGAGAACGTCGCACTTGTTGCTTGTTCCCACTTAACTCTAGTCGCCCCAATTACCCAAGAATAAGAATCAAAGTTCTTATAGAAAAAGTTAGCAAAGTCTGTATCATCAAGTAACGGAACAACCTTTGAGCTTACAATTTCTTCATAAGATTTTGTGGTCGGGAGCAGTTCTTCATCGTTTACCGTGTAGGTGTTACGATACAAAATTCCATCTTCACTGAATACGTTCGTGTTCTGCGTTGAACCGGTCGGATCATTCAAATCGATATAGCGAGAATGACCTGCGAATGTTCTGTTAATTGCTTTGGTTTTACGCAACAAGTTTCCAGAAAGCAATGGGAAAATTTGATAATCTTCACCGTTAACCATTCTGTTCTGAGTGTAATACTGCTGCGGCGCTCTTCTTCTAATCTGTTCAGTAGTTTCTCTTGGTGTGCTGTTGGTTACAGGATACTGCAAAGAGAAACGCACAGTCAAGTTGAATTGTTCGTCGGTTGTTCCAGTGTTTCGGTTATAAGGAATTGAAATTTGGATATCACGAATGTCTTTAGAATTGATTTGATAAGTCAAACCATTCGAGGTTCTGTGCCAAACTCTGAACACACCGAAAGGAACGTCACCGAATCTACCATCTGGCCAGCGGATAGAAACTTGATCTTCGTCTCTGGTCTGTACCTGGAAAATATTTCTTACGTTCTTACCTAACGAATTATAATAGATATTTTCAGTGTTGTCAACTTTTGTCCACTTCTGACGAATAGACCCGGTTGTTTCATTAATTTCTTGTGCCCAAATATCATTTTCGTTGATATTATCAATATTGATTCGAGTTACTCTGTTCTCAATTGGTTGGTCATAATTGTAATCAGAGGTGCTTAATGACCCCTGCTTGAAATAAACAAAATAACCGGTGTCAGTTGATCCGTTACCGGTACCGTCATTTCGATATAAAAAGTAGAATGGGTTTTCTGGATTAGGTTCTCTTTCAGAAAATGTTCCTTCATCAACAAAGTCAGGGTTGACTACTTCAAAGTCTACTCTTGATCCATTCACGTTTGATGTGAACGGATAAACCACGTTTCTAAAATTGACCGAGTTAGATTGATAAAGATAAGTAAGAATTGAATTGACTGTTCCTACCTTAACCGGGGTACCGACTGGGTTAGATGTGGACAACGAAGAATTCAGTACTGCATTCCACTGTTCTAACCAATCCTCATTTGTTTCGTCGTTCCAACGAATTGCAACACCTTGAAGACTGTTTCCGTTTGAATCTCGTACATCTTGGTTGGTTTGAATCTCTGTAATTTTTGCTAATCCATTAGCAGGTAAGTTTCTGCTAGGATTATATGCAACCATTTCCGCAAGGCGAAGAATAGAATCACGACGCTCACTTGTATCAATAAAGTTATCACGAGTATTCAAATCTGTTTTGTATGCCAGGTTCTGACCGAGGTAAGCGATCAAATCCATGATCATAACAAATTCAGAGTTTTCAATCCAGTCGTCGAAGTCTTCAGGGAAATTTATTCTTAGGTATTCGACCATCACCTCACGGTAAGTGTCAAAATCCGAAGCCTGGAAGTTAACCGTATTGAACGCTTCGTAAATCTTTTCCCAGTCACTACCTAAGAGTAGATTTGTCTGACGGATTGGTTGGTTACTCATCCTTAAACCTCATTAAAATTTCTTCTGTCGAATTCTATCTGCATAAGGATAGGAGGGTTTCGACCTAAATAATTGATTAGAACTTCCACATTATATCCGTGCTCTAAAACTTCTACGGTTATTTCTTGTAAAGACACGCGTTGATCTGAATTAATAATTCTACGAACATCATCTTCGATAATATTCTGAGATCTATCGTTTCTCGTTTCAAACAGCATGTCCGGAATGACTGAGCCATAATTAGGAGCCCAATCTAGTTCACCTTGTCTTGTATAGAAATGATTAAGCAAGTCTTGTTGAACCAATTCGATATCATACAAGCGTTCAGATTCTCCGTTACGAGTACTGCATCCTGCGAAGTCCCATGGCTGTTCAAGTTCTGGCATAATCTTCTCCCATTTTTATTATTTATTCATAATCAAACGAATATTTCTTAGCGTTCAATACGAGTGATAGGGAGCTGGGTAGGGAATTCGTATCCACGACCAACAAACGGTTCATGTGTTGGAACTCTTTGAGAAATTGTTTCGATCACATTATCTTCAACCACAGTATTTGCTTGTCCGAATATAGGAGTAGAGATTCTTCTCTTGATATTAACGCCCGAGTTAACTACCGGAGCAGTAGCTGAGTCTGCAGAGTTTGCTGGATCAGCAACAGGACCGTTAAAGAAAATATATCGTCCCGAAGCAACCATATCAGCACCAGATCGCAGGTTTAATCCACTTGCTGAGGCTGCGTTCAATACTCCTCCGGAATTAAGATGCAAACCTCCGCCAGACTGTTGAACCATTTCGGCGTTTGTTGCTTGATGCAAGTTACCGGTAACGGTAACAGTCATAGCACCACCAACAACCAGATCGTAATCACCAGCTGATTCCGTTTTGATATTTCCAGCTGCGGCTTTTAGATTCACATTATTTCCAGCTTCTAGGTTAATGTCGTTGTCTGCTCTAAAGTTGATATCTTGTTCCGTATGCACGTTGAATGAACCGGTACCATAAAGGTCAATATTGCCGTCATTGTTTAGTTCAATCCACGATTCACCGTCTCGGGTAATCATGTAAATGTGCCCGTAGGTCTCCGATATCAATAACTGTGCACCGGAACGGGTACGGAATCTAATCAATTCATCGTTACGTTCACCGGTTGTTGATGAGTTCCTGTTCGCAGGATTTAAAGCAGGAGCACGATGGTCTTTTCTATTAGCAACAGATTTTCTATTTTCTTCAAGTAACCAAGATCTTAACGAATCAGGTAGTTCGTCAGTTTTCCAACCATCGTCAATTACGATTTGATGTCCTCTTGGTGTTAAAATTCCTTGAGATCTACTTGGCGCTTCTCTTCTGGCAGACGACGTAGTTTGTCCTCGAACATAATCAGCGGCGAGGCCTTGATTCAATAAACCGTTAACCATGGGATCATGTGAAGGTCGCGTTCTATCCTCTGCAGTTAATACTCTGTTATATTCTGCTGCTGGTAATTTAGAATCAGAACCAAAAGTTGACTCGGAAGGGATGCCCGGAACCATATTGTTCATGAATGCTTCCGGAACTGAAGCAAACCAGAACGCATCGTGGTGACCGATAAAACAAATTAAAACTTCGTTGCCAAGGTCAGGTGGCACAAACCACATTCCGTACGATTTCTTGGTACTCTCGAATGATTTTTGGTCGCCCGGGTTATCCGGCGTGGTTCCCCAGAAAGGAGGGGCGTACCTAACAGT